ATTTTGTCGTGTCGTACAATGAAGCGGATCTGGATCAGGCGGAACGTTATACCCATGTGATGAACCGCAGTACGAATCAGGTGAGGAAGCTTCAGGTCAGCGGTTTCTATAAGGATGTGGAACTCACGACCTCGTATATAGAAGACAACCCGATCACGGATAAATTCAACGAGATCGGCGGGGTCAAGCCTTCATATGACGCCGAAGAACGACATCAACTTCTAGAGATGCACGTTGATTTCGACCTTCCGGGTTTCGAGGACCCGGACGGCGTAGCCCTTCCTTATGTAATCACCATCGACAAATCCAGTTCCACGATTCTTTCGATCTACCGGAATTGGGATGAAAGTGACGAGCATAAGATCAAGAAACAGCACTTCGTTCACTATGGATACGTTCCGGGTATCGGATTCTATAACCTAGGATTGATCCATATGATCGGGGGGCTCGCGAAATCCGCGACTAGCCTGTTGCGTCAGTTGGTAGATGCGGGAACTCTTTCCAATTTGCCGGGAGGACTCAAGACCCGTGGACTCAGAATCAAGGGCGACGATACGCCCATCATGCCGGGAGAATTCAGGGATGTCGATGTACCGGGTGGCGCGATACGCGACAACATCACCTTCCTTCCTTATAAGGAACCTTCTTCGGTCCTTTACAACTTACTGGGTAACATCGTGGAGGAAGGCCGACGTTTTGCATCAATGGCCGATCTCAAGGTAGCGGACATGAACCAAGAGGCTCCGGTAGGAACTACTCTTGCGATCATGGAGCGGGCGATGAAGGTGCAGTCCGCTATTCAGGCTCGCATTCATGCCAGCCTAAAGCAGGAATACAAGATCTTAGCCAAGATCATCCATGATTACACGGATCCCGACTATCCATACGAGACGGATGCGGGAGAAGGCATTAAAGCCGAAGATTTTGATGATAGGATAGATGTAGTGCCTGTTTCGGACCCGAATGCGTCCACCATGGCACAACGGATTATGCAATATCAGGCTGCACTCCAATTAGCGGCCCAAGCCCCGAATATGTATGACCTCCCTCTTCTGCACAGGCAGATGATGGAATTGATCGGTATCCCGAATGCCGACAAGGTCGTGCCTGACGCGGACGAGGTGCCACCCCAGAATCCTGTCAGCGAGAATCAGGATATGCTCACGCAGGCACCCGTCAAGGCATATGAATATCAGGATCACGAGGCACATATGCGTGTTCATATGGCACTCAAGAATGATCCACAGATTGCACAGGAGATGCAGAACAGTCCCGCGGGTCAAGCGATAGCTGGCGCATTAGACTCTCATGTCCGCGAACACTTGGCATTCATATTCCGTAAGCAGATCGAAGAAGAGCTTGGCGTAGAACTGCCACCTGAAGATCAGCCGCTACCGGAAGATATCGAGAAGAGACTCAGTAAGCTTGTTGCCGATGCCGCGGATCAGATGACCGGCAAGAAGCAACAGCAGGCGCAGGCTGCACAACAGGCCGCGCAACAGCAAGACCCGATCATCCAACAGCGCGAGCGCGAACTTGGCATACGCGAAATGGACGTTCAGCGCAAACAGCAGGCCGATGCGGCGAAACAGCAATTGGAGCAACAGAAGATTGCCGCAAAACAGCAGCTAGATCAGCAGAAGCTAGGGCTGCTTGAAGAAAAGATGGACGCCGAACTACAGACCGATGCCGCGGAGCTTCAGTTACAACGGGAGAAGCTGGACAGCGAACTGCAAGTAGATGCGGCGGAACTTCAGTTAGAACAGCAGAAACTCGCGTTGGAGGAACGGGAATTGGCGATAAAGACGGATGCGGACGAAAAGAAAGCTGCAGTTTCTCAGGAGATAGAGGGCATCAAGCTTGGCAGGGAAATGGCGAAGGACGCTGACGGTGAGTGAGGACGCTTTATTATTGCTCAGAAAAAAAATAAGAACCCAGATGAACGAACTGGCGGACCATCTTGCTATCGGATCGGCCAAGGACATGGAAGACTATCGCAAGGTTTGCGGGATTATCGAAGGGCTCGCGTGGACTGAACGCGAAGTGATCGATCTGGAGTCTAAATTGAGGGATATGTAGTAAGCTACGCTCGCTCAGGGCGCACATTTACACGAGAGGTCGTAATGGCTACACTCGCAAAAGAAGTTATGAAGGAGTTGGAAGAGGGATCGGGGCAAGAGGCCAATAATTTCGCATCGCAGTTACCGGATCCGAAAGGCTATAAGCTGCTGATTGCGTTGCCCGATATTGAAGAGGCAACCGATGGCGGTATCATCAAGTCCATGGAGTCTCGACATGAAGAATCCATTGCCACCGTCGTGGGGTGGGTGATGTCCATGGGGCCGGATGCTTATGTCAATTATGGTAGATTTCCCAATGGGCCGTACTGTCAGGTCGGTGATTGGGTTGTTTTTCGTGCTTTCAGTGGTACCAGACTCAAAATTCATGGAAAAGAATTCCGTTTGATCAATGATGATACGGTAGAAGCGGTTGTCGAGGACCCCAGAGGAGTGGAGAGGGCTTAATATGAGCGAAGAAATCGGAAGGATAAGCGAAGAAGATAAGTTTTTAGGTGTGAGGACTACCATTACGCCGTCTTCGGACACATCAACTTCCGCACAAGTTGATGAAATTGATGTTGAAGTCGTGGATGATCGACCGGAAGATGATCGGCGTCCTGCTGGAGTGGCTACGTCATCAGATGATGACATGGCGACGGACGAAGAGATCTCAAGGTATGGAGGTCGTGCCCAGAAACGCATTAAAAGGCTGAAATGGGAGTTCCACGAAGAACGAAGGGCGAAGGAAGCGTCCGAAAGGCTTGCGGGCGAGGCCGTGAACTACACACAGAACCTACAGACTGAAAACCAGCGACTACTCAAGCTTGTTCAAGACTCGCAGTCTGCCCTTAACCAGTATAGTAAGTATGGTGCAGAGGCTGCACTTGCCATAGCCGAAGCTAATTTCAAACAAGCGCATGAGTCCGGGGAGTCGGACCAGATTACGAAGGCACAAAAAGCCCTCACCGATGCACAGCTAAGGCAAGTTTCTGCTCCTTCGGTCTCAAATAGGGTCACGGAGACTTGGAAGCAAAATGTGTTGTCCGAACAACGTCAACAAGCCCAGCAACGGCCAGTAGCCGCCCCGGAGGGATCCCCCGCATCCGCGGCGGCTACGGAGTGGCAAGAAAACAATCCTTGGTTTGGTGATGATGAGGAGATGACAAGTCTTGCATATGGTGTGCATGAGAAGTTGGTCAAGAGGGAAGGCATTGACCCAGAAACTCAAGAGTACTATGAATTAATAGATAAACGTATGAGGGAGAAGTTTCCCGAATACTTCGGTGTCAATGACGTAGATTCTACGGGATCGACAGTCGTTGAATCCGCAACTCGTCGTAAGACGAGCCCCGTGGTTGCACCAGCCATGAGAAACAACGGTGCCCTTCCACGCAAAGTCACATTGACTTCGACCCAAGTCGCACTCGCAAACCGCTTGGGGATAACGCCACAACAGTATGCTGCACAGCTAATCAAGGAGATGGTCTGATGGCTGACGAACGCGCTCCGAGGAAGACCAAGTCATTGGAGACTCGTGAAGATGAAACTCGTGACATGCCTTGGGAGCCCGCATCTATACTTCCAGACCCAGAGCCGCAAGATGGCTGGGTGTTCAGATGGGTAAGGACATCAATGGTTGGCACCGCGGATAACATGAACGTGTCAAAACGCTTTCGTGAGGGGTGGGAACCAGTTCGTGCCGAAGATCACCCGGAACTACAAATTATGAGCGATCATAAATCGGAATGGGCGCAGAAGGGTGGAATCGAAGTCGGTGGACTATTGCTCTGCAAGGCACCGGAAGAAATGGTGGATAAGAGGCGCTCTTATTACAAGAAACACGCCGAATCCCAGATGCAAGCCGTCGATAACAACTATATGCGCGAGAATGATCCTAGGATGCCTGTTCTCGCGCCTGACCGTAAAACTCGTGTAGCATTTGGTGGCGGAGGCCGCTGAACGCTACAACACTACAATAGAGGTACTCATGGCTACTACGGCAGCCCCATACGGGGCTAGACCCATCGGCACTCTTAGTGCTTCGGGTTCATTTACCAGTAAGACGAGACATTTGCCGATTATCACTACTTACGGCACACAGATCTCTAATGGTGATTTTTGTAAGGTTGCGGCGGATGGTACTATCGCGAAGGATACCGGTACTACCGCCCTGACTGCAGTTGGAATCTTTTTGGGTTGCTCTTACACGGACCCGACTACCAGCCAGAAGACGTTTTCAAATTTTTGGCCCGCATCGAATGCGGCCACTGATGCGATGGCGTATGTGCTTGACGATCCTTTCGTCGTGTTTCAGATGCAGGCCGACGAGGCGCTCAACACCACGGATCGCGGACTTAATGCATCCGTTGTTGTGACTGCTGGTAGTACGACTATCGGTAAGTCCAAGAACGCACTTGATGGTAGTACTCCAGCAACAACGAATACGCTGCCCCTTCGCATCATTGATTTCGTTGACGGGCCTAGCAGCCTGCCCCCGAAGGGGACTACGGCGAGCGATGCTTATCCAGATGTTATCGTGAAGTTTAACGCTGCGTCTAGCGGGTCAGCTTCTAATCATTCCTATTTGAACGCTACTGGCGTATAGGAGAACTGACCAATGGCTATTAGTCGCGCACAACTTCTCAAGGA